CTAACAGCATCCGTGGGACACCTTGACCATTGGGTAGTCGACTTTATTGGAGTTTAGATGGGAAGAAATATCGCTCATACCCCTGGTGTAACCATAGACGGGGCAAAGGGCAAGAACGCTAAGATGGAACGCGGGTCAAGCGTGTCATCGAATCCGATTTGGAGCCCAGGAGGTCCACAGTCACCTAAACAACGCTTAGGGGACAAGAAATACGCTAATCAAACTGGCGGATACGGGCAAACTGGGGTGCGCGAAACACCCAAAAATCAGCACGGTATTACTGGCAAAGTGGAACCAGGCAGACAGCCTAATCTCCGCGGCCATAACGCTGACTGATCATGGCCGTCCTGCCTGACGGGGCGACCTTTGAGGAGTTCACTGGCTACGTTCTCAAACGGCGTGGTCAGCTTCCTTTGATGGAGCTTCGCGAACTTTATGAGCGGCACCTGCGGTTGAAATCGGTGACGGTTTCAACTGGGCGGGGCTACCAGTCGACTCTCCCCCCTGATGAACAGGGGTTGACGAAGCGTGAACGTGGGGCAAAGGCTTTCGCTGAGGCTACTTCGACTGGTCGCAACATCGAAAAGCTACCCGAGAAGGCACAGTTCTGATATGGCTCGAAAATCGCGGCAACAAAAACTTGAAAGTTGTATAGATAGAGTCGAAAAATGTCAGCGCTGGCGGGAACAAGAACAATATGAGCAAACTTGGGGGCGGCTAGTTGATCTCTATAAAGGGAAACATTGGCCGTCAACAACGACAACTAAATCCGATCTGATCGCTGTCAATCTCGCATTTTCTACAATTAATGTTATTGCTCCCAGTGTCGCAGTCAACTACCCCAAGATTGTTGTTCAAGCCACAAACCCTGAGAATCGTGACCGTGCAGCGTTTGTTGAAGCTGTAGCAAACTATTTGTGGAAACATCACGACTTTCGGACACCGTTTAGGCGAGCAGTAAAAGATTTCCTAATATTTGGTCATGGCTGGATCAAAACTGGGTGGAAGTTTGTTGAGCAGGAACAATCCCTTAATGAAGACGAATGGTCAGGGATGCTTGATTCAGCGCTTTTTGAGGCTGATGCGTTTGCCGCCGAAACTCCCGATCTGGCAGGTTCGTTGCCGTCTCCCGAGGAGATAGCAGCAAACATTCCTTCAACGATTATGCGTGTTGTCGAAGATCAGCCGTTCGTGGAACGGGTGTCACCGTTTGACATGTTTGTGGACCCTTCAGCTACCTGCATCGAAGATGCTAAATGGATAGCGCAACGTCTGGTTCGACCACTTTCTGAAGCTCAAGTCGACCCTAACTATAAGCCTTCAGCAAGGAAACGTCTCACTGCTAACGGATCGTACAATCTGAACGAAACCACTCGCGCTGACTTGGATGACCGTTGGGAGTTCCTTGAGGACCAAGTTGTCATCTGGGAGTTCTACGATATTTTGTCAAACTCTGTTTCCGTTTACGCTGACGACGCTGACGAGTTTCTGGTCGATCCTGTACCAATGCCTTACGCCTATGGGCACCCATTTTCGATGCTTCGAAACTATGATGTTCCAGGGCAGTTCTATCCGATTGGTGACCTTGAGTCGATCGAGTCACTACAACTTGAGTTAGATAAAACTCGTTCCCAGTTGATGAACGACAGGAAACGGTACGCAAGAAAGTATTTGTATCACGAACGGTCGTTTGGGCCAGAAGGCCGTGAAGCTCTCGAATCTGAAGAAGATGGACGAATGGTCCCTGTTCTCGATGAGAATAAGCCTCTTTCGGAAGTTGTGGTTCCGATGCCTCAAGTTCCAATTAGCCCAGAAATTTATGCTTACTCTGACATAATTGAGCAAGACATCAACACGGTTTCTGGTATTTCTGAGTACGCCCGTGGAGCTATGCCTGAGATACGGCGTACAGCTACAGAGGCCAGCATTGTTGCTGATGCACAGAATGCTAGAGCGGCTGACAAACTAGCGGTTGTTGAAATGACAATTTCGGCGGTAGCTCGCCGTGTGCTTCAGTTGATGCAACAGTTTATGACCGGTAACCAGATGGCTCGCGTGACGGTTAGCGGCGAAGACATGTTCATTGATTACACGCGTGAAGACATTATCGGAGAGTACGATTTTGCGGTGCAAGCAGGATCAACTCAACCAATGAACGACACTATTCGCAAACAGCAAGCAATTTCTCTTATGAACGCTATAGCGCCTCTCGTTGGTACCGTTATAGACCCACAAGCGCTCGCAGTTCATGTTCTTGAGTCTGGGTTCGGTATCAAAGACCCTGAGAAGTTCTTGTTACAGGCACCTGATCAAGCGGTCGCTGCAGAAGAAGGCCAGATACCGCCTGAAGGGGCGCAATCTCCGATCCCTGGGCCTGTCGATCCAGGGGTGATGGCACCGCAAGGTGGGGCGTTCGCTCCGACCGGTGGAGTGCCCCCAGAGTTGCTGATGCAACTCCAAAATCAGATGGGAATGGACCTTCCTTCGCTGTAAGTGGGACACTCTGCGTATACGGATGAGCAACCATTTGGACTCACAGGAGGGGCTTGTGCCCGAATTAGAAGAATCAGCAATAGAACCAGCCAATGATGGCCTTCTGGAAGCTGAACCCGAAGTTTTACAGGAACCTGGAGAAACGTACACCATTAAGGTGGACGGTGAAGAATTTCAGGTCAGCCTAGACGAACTTCAAAATGGATACCAGCGTCAAGCGGATTACACCCGCAAAACGCAGGAAATATCTGCTGAACGTGACCGGCTTCAGCAAGCGGAAGCAATCGTGTCTGCCCTCGAGGCAGACCCCAAAGCCACATTAGAAGCATTAGCTCAAACGCTTGATGTTTCTGTGGATCTAGGTAGCGATTCTCCCGAAGAGGACGAGTATCTGGACCCAACGGAAAAGAAACTTCGTGCACTTGAAGTCAAAGTAGAGCAGCAAGAAGCTGCCGAACGTCAGCGATCAGTGGACCGTGAAGTTCAGAAACTATATGAACAGTATGGAGAGTTTGATCGACGCGAATTGTTGAATCATGCGGTAAAAAACAAGATCTCGAATCTTGACGCAGCGTATGCCCATTGGCAGTTCAACGATCTCAAATCGACGGCAGATAAGTTACAAGAAGAGCGCGACATTACTGAAACGAAACGCTCTGCTTCTGTTATCACACCTGGCGGGTCAACCCAAGCGGGAACCCAAACTCAGGCTCCGAAAGCTGTTTCTAGTATCCGAGAAGCGTTCACACTGGCAAAACAGCAATTAGGCACTTAACCTTTACCTTTAGGAGTAATTTCAAATGGCTGGGAACAGCAATTTCGATGAGATTCTGACAACGACTCTCAACAATTACGTCCCTAAAATGGTGGACAACATTTTTTCGGCTCGCCCATTGTTCTATGCGTTGACAAATTCGTCAACAATGCGAACAGTGAGTGGTGGCGCAAAGATTGTGGTCCCAATCATTTATGGGGCGAACTCGACCGCTAAATCGTATGCAGGCACGGAAGCTATTGACGTGACTGCTCAAACTGGCATTACTGCCGCTGAGTATGACTGGGGCCAGTATGCGGCCACTGTCACGATTAACGGCATTGAAGAAGCCAAGAACAACGGCGAAGCACAGATCATTGACCTTCTCGAAGGCAAGATCTTCCAAACTCAAGAATCCATTATTGAGAACATGAACACCATGTTCCACAGTGATGGAACCACCAAAGCGACAGACTGGAATGGACTCGAAAACATTGTTAACGATTCCGCTCTTACAGCTAATGCGCTTGGTGGCATTGACCCGTCGGTAACAGGCAACACGTTCTGGAAGTCGCAAGCGACAACCACAACTGGTGCTTTGACTCTGGCGAAACTGGCAACACGTTACAACAGCGTAAGTGTCGGTAATGACCAGCCCACCATAATCATCTCTAAAGCAGATGACTATGAAAGCTATGAGGCGCTGCTAACCAGCAACATTCGCTATACCGATACAGATATGGCTGATGCGGGTTTCCAAAACCTCATGTACAAAGGTGCTCCGTGGACATTTGATGCAGCTAACGTCGATGGCGTTATCTACATGCTGAACACGAAGTATCTGCAACTGGTACGCCACTCGGATACTTGGTTTAAGCCAACGCCGTTTGTGCGAACAAATACTGTGGATGCAGTGTATTCACAGATACTTTGCTATGGTCAGCTAACTTGCTCAAATAGGGACCGTCAAGGTTACCTAGAGGGCGTCACCTGATAACAGCGACGAGGTTGGGGGGATGAGGACACACCGTTCTTGTCCCCCCCGCTGAGTCTAAGGAAACTATGAGTCGTAATTTACAAGTCGGATACAGCAAAAATGCTCGAATGTATGGGCAACCTAGCGATGACGCTCAGGGGCTCACAGTTGAGTATGTGGGTGGCAGAAAAGTTGCTGTAATACCAGCGTACGCGGGAGAAGTTATTCCTCGTGTCTGTATTGCGGCCACTCGAACTGGGTCAGCTTGTAAAGCGCTCCCGATGTCTGGAACTAACCGCTGCGTTTTTCATTCGCAATTACCTGAGTAGGATTCATGCAAATCCAAGAAATGCGGGCATACATCCGAAGTATCGTGGAGATAGACAGCAGCGACATTTCTGATGATGTTCTAAACCGTTTCTTGGGCGAAGCCTACGACCAGATGGTTTACAGTGAGAAACGTAGGCCCTGGTACGAGACATCAACGACGTTCACCACAGTAGGCGACCAAAAAGATTACACAATGACTGCTGTTGGTGCAGCAGAAACCAACGGGTTGCGCGAAATTCAGTCTCTGAGAACTGACGATAATGTTCTGACGTTCTTGGGGCGTGATGATGCCGACATTGTTTATCCTTTAGATTCTCCAAGTAGCGGCAACCCGT